TCAATGAGGCCATCGACGACCTAGCAACCAACCTGGCAACCATTAAAGGGCTACGGGTTGTCTTTGACTCCGAAAAGATAAACCCGCCTTGCGTATTTATTGACGCCCCCAGTTTTGATTGCTACAACTACAACATTGTCACCATGAATTTTTCGGTAAAAGTAGTAACACTAGGGCCAGGCAATTTAGACGGCTTACGCAATGTTTTAAGCATGTCTGCGGGCATTTTGGCTAAGAATGTCGCAGTGAAGTCGGGGCGCCCTGGCTATATCCCTATCGGCGGTCAAACTTTTGCCGCTTATGACCTATCCATAGATGTACAAGCACAAGCAGGTTGAAATGAAATATACGATTATTAGCGAAAGAGTCGGCACAGTAGGCGCAGAGTTCGTGCCAGGTGCAGGCACTAACATTGAAGCATTACTAAAGCACGGTTTTATCAAATCTGATGAAGTACCTAGCGACAGCCCAGCCCCAAAATCTGCTAAAACTAAAGCACACACAAAGAAGGATTAACCCATGGCTACTTCGACATACCTTTCAAACCCAGGCGTACAAGTCAACTCAATTTCTTTGACCGACCAATGCACTGCGGCCACGGTCACTAACACCGCCGAAGCCTTGGAATCAACGGCGTTTGGTTCCACTTCAAGGGTTTTCGTTTCAGGGTTGTTCAACCAAGAAATAACCTTGGATTTGTACATGTCCTATGCCGCTAGTGAAACCTACGCAACCCTCGCCGCACTTGTCGGCACGACCACCACAGTGAAAGTTTCAAACACTGTTAACGGCTTGACCACACCCAGCGCCACAGAACCCTGTTTCACTTTGACAGGCGCATACCTTGAAGCGTTGCCAGTCATCAACGCAACCATGGGCGAACTCAGCACTATCAGCATTACTTTTAAGGGTGGCGTACTAACCACCGCCGTAGCCTGATTTAGCAACCACAACAGCAAAGGCCCGACATGCAACTAACGCTAAGAGTCGACTTGGGTGAAGGCCCAGTCGAAGTAAGCACCAACCTTTTCACCATTGTTTCGTGGGAACGCAAATTTAAGCGTAAGGCTTCAGACATGTCTAACGGCATTGGTATTGAAGACCTGGCGTATCTAGCCCACCAGGCATGTCAGCAACACGGCGTTGTCGTGCCAGTGGTGCTAGATGATTTCATTAAGAAACTGGTAGTGCTTGAAGTAGTCAGCGATGAACCTGACCGCCCTACCGTGCCAGTACCTACCGATTCGCTTTAGCACAACTTTTAGCGGCGACAGGGTACTGGCCACCTGAAGTAGAGTTTGACATTAACGACTTAACAACAGTCATTAAGGTCATCAACGAAAGCCGAAAATAACATGGGCGTTAACACAACTTTGCAAGTCACTGGTGTTAAAGAAGCCGTGAAATATCTAAACCAGGTACAGCCTGGCTTTAGGAAAACTTATATTGCCAACATGAAAGAAGTGGCTAGGCCGATGACCGACGCCATGAAAGCCAATTACGACGACAGCCTTTTCCCTAGTGGCACAAAACGCAATTGGGCGCAACGTGGCACACCAAAATTCCCTTTGACAGCTGCAGGCGCAAGGCGTGGCGTGGCGCTTCGAGTTAACAACAAACAGGGCAAAAGTGCCGCCATATCGGTTATGCAAAAAAACCCTGCCGCCGCAATTTTTGACATTGCTGGCCGTTCTAACAGCAATCCTTTAGGCATGGCTTTTAGTACAAAATTTGGGCGTAGTGCCAGCCGTGTTATCTGGCCTGCTTTTGAGGCAAACATTAACGAAATTATTGGTGGTATTCAAAAAGTTGCCGATGACGTTATGGCTGAAGTAAATAAGAACCTTAAGGTGATGTAATGGCCGCTATATCCATTCCGATAATCACAGACTTTGACGGTAAAGGTTTAGACCGTGCTGTCAGAGAATTTCAGAAACTAGAAACTGCAGGACAAAAAGCCCAATTTGCCATTAGCAAAGCAGCGTTGCCTGCAGCTGCCGCAGTAGGTGTTTTGACCTATGCAGCATATGACGCAGTTAAAGCGTTTGCCGAAGATGAGAAAGCAGCCGTAGCACTAGCCACGACCCTAACTAACGTCACTGGTGCAACCGACAAACAAGTCGAATCTATTGAAAAGTTCATAACTAAAACTTCGTTTGCAGTAGCCGTTGCCGATGACCTCTTGCGACCTGCCCTGGCAACTTTAGTAAGGGCCACTGGTGACGTCACACAAGCCCAAACCCTTTTGAACCTTGCTTTAGATATTTCAGCCGGTACAGGCAAAGATTTAGGTTCTGTTTCTGAAGCGTTAGGTAAAGCGTTTAATGGTCAACTAGGACCGTTAAAGAAATTAGCCCCAGCGTTAGCCGAACTAATTGACGATGGCGCTTCGACTGGCGAAGTGTTTAGGGCTTTAAGCGACACATTTGGTGGTCAGGCTGCAGCTGCTGCAGAAACTGCGTCAGGCCGTATGGAAGGCTTGAAAATCCGAATGGACGAAGTTAAAGAATCCATTGGTGAAGCAGTCATGCCAATTGTTGAAAAACTCATGCCGGCTTTTGTTTCAATCTCAGATTGGGCTTCAAAAAACACCGGCAAGATTGTTGCTATCGGTACCGCTATTGCAGGTATTGGTGCAGTCATTCTAATTACTAATGGCGCTATGGCCGCCTACGCCGCTGTTACAGCCATTGTTGCGGCGGCTCAAGCAATCATGACAATTTCGACTTATGCCCTTTATACAGCTCTAGGTATTACGGTCATTGTGGCCATCATTGCCGCCATAGTTTTGTTGGCAGCCAAATTTGGGTTTTTAAGTGACGCCGTAGATGGTGTCAAAATCATGGCTGAGTTTTTGTGGAACAAAATTAAAGAAGGGTTTGGCTGGGTTGTTAACAACTGGCCGTTACTGCTTGCCATTCTTACTGGCCCATTTGCGTTAGCCATTGCTGCCGTAGTCAAATTTAAAGACAACATTGTTGACATATTCAAAACTATTTACAGTTACACCGTAGAGATTTTTAAGAGTATTGCCGATTCGATATATCAGCCGTTTAAAACAGTCTTTAACGGCATAGCCGAATTGTGGAACGGCACTGTAGGCGCCCTGCACTTTGAGGTGCCCAGCTGGGTGCCATTTGATTTAGGTGGCAAAACATTTGATGGCCCCAAAATACCTGTTTTGGGTGACGGGGGAATCGTGACGGGTCCGACCCTGGCGATGATTGGTGAACGGGGACCTGAGGCAGTCATACCGTTAAACCGTGCCGGTGGTGGTGTAGCTGGAAACACAATTAACGTAAATGTCACTAGCGCCAACCCACAAGAAGTTGTTAGAGCATTACAAAAGTATGTGCGCCTCAACGGAAACGTGCCGCTTAACACCAGGGGCATGTAATGGCAAAAATACCGTGGGTATTCAAAAACGACACAACAGGCGCAACTTTTACAACCAGTGTTTTGTCAGCAAATTACATGTATTTGCGTCAGTCATACAAAGACTATTTTGCTGGCGCACCGTTAACCATTACGATCAAAAACCAGGCTAATGAAGCTGCAGGTTTTACTTTGAACGACCGTGTAGATCTGTACTACATGGACGGTGCCACTAAAGTTTGGAACCAAAAGTATTGGGTAGACGAAATCCAGTTCACTGATTACCCAGGCAATGTGGGTTTGTCGACTGCCACCATTACTTGCATTGACTGGCTGGCCCGTGCCGCCCGTGTGTTAGGTGGTGGTTATGTCATTGGTAGCCAAACAACCTGTCAGCAAGTAGGCCGTTTGGCTTATGCTTCAGGTGGTCCTTTACCATCAGATATGTCTGTTGGTGTAGCAGTGGGCGCCAGTAACGGTGCCGCATATCAAGTTGACGATTCTTGCGTAAACTTTATTCAAATCAGCCAAATAACCGAAAATGGCAGTTGCGCCATGTTTGGGCAAACATTCCAACTAAACCCACGCACTGCCTTAGTCATGGCTACCCACGCAGAATTTGGTCGTACACCATCAGCCAGCGTTTTGGGATACCAGACTTTTGATCGTATTCGTGCTGGTCAGTCAATGATTAACGATGTCGAAGTGACTTACGGTGCAGGTTCCACTATCAGTTATACAAATAACTTAAGTGCAAATGTGTACGGCAAGTATTCAGAAAATGTGACTAGCAATAATGTTGGGGCGGTAACTGCACAAAGGCTTGCCCAAATGCGCGCTTTGTATCAGGGCGAACCGACAAGCCAAAGATACGTTTTTAGTTTTGACGACCTGTCAAACGACAGCACTTTGATGGCTACATGGCTAAACCTGTACAAAACGCAAGGCGCTTTTACTTACAACATGAATTATTTGGTGCCTGGTGCTTCAGTCGAAACGACCGAACTGATACGCCTTGAAGGCGTGCATATTGACTTAACACCCGAACGAACCACCTTTACGGTTTACGCCAGCCCATTCGCTTATTACGATATGTTTGTGATAGGCACCCAAATGGGCGTTCTAGGCGAAAACTATTTAGGTTGGTAAACACATGAAAGAGAACCGATAATGGCAACCCCACCAGTGTTTGCAGATGGAGAAATTCTCTACGCCAGTTCAATGAACGCAATAGGTATGTGGCTTATCAAATCCCAGTCAATTGGGTCAGCCGTTTCTAGTGTCACCGTTAACTCTGCGTTTAGTGCTCAATACGACAACTATTTGATAGCAGTATCAAACACTGTTGTTTCGGCAAACCAACCAAACTTGCTAATTAGAGTTGGGGCTACGGCTTCAGGTTATTCTTACGCAGGCGTATACAACTCTTATACTGCAGCAACGCCGACAGGCGACGCCACCACGGCTGGAACAGGGTTTATTATTGGCGCTTGCGGTAACGGGACAACTGGGCAAGGCAGAGTTTCTATGGACGTTCAAGTCAAAACGCCTTATTTGGCTGTTCCAACTTATTTTAACGCTGTTAACGGTTCGCTTGCCTGGTCTAGTACTTACAACGGCAACGTTAATAATTCGACGCAATACACAGCATTTACTATTTTGCCTTCATCAGGCACAATTACAGGTGGCACAATTTATGTTTACGGATACAGGTACTAGACATGACTATTGACGAATACAAAGCCCAATACCCACAAGAATCAGTGTTCATTCAAGTAGACGACATCGAACGCACCATGACTGACGAAGAATATGCAGCATGGGTAGCGCAAGGTGTTTATGACAGTAATCACCCAAGACCATGAAAACCCTTGCCATCGTCGCAGGTTTCGCCATTGCGTTAATGTTTGTTGTTACCAGTTGTAACGACAGAACCCGTGACACCTGCGAAACCAAACCCACAGCCACAAGGTGCGAACAATGAAACGACTCACTAACAGCGAAATTAAAGCAAGACTTATTCTCATCGTAGGTATTGCCTTAGCGGTTGCGTTTCTAGGTTCGACTGCAGCTCTGCTTTATGGCCTGCTGTTTGTAGTACAGCCATTAGACGTGTCACCCAACGATGAGTCAGCCTGGTCACTGTTAAGCCCAATGATGTTGTTTTTAACTGGCGCCCTATCAGGAATCCTTGCCAGTAATGGCCTAAAAGACAAGGACAAAAACGATGACCAGTAGACCGTATACCGGCAACAAAGACGCCGTACACGCCCAAAAGCGTGAAGGCACTAAAACGTTTGTTGACTACTGCTGTTACCTATTCGGGGTAACAAACATAGGCATTTTTAATGACCGAAACATGGTTGGCACCACACCACCAAAAAAGTCTGTACATGCCACCTGGCGTGCAGTTGACTTGAAAGGCACGCCCGAACAACGCCACAAACTGATTGACTTCCTGTTCACCCACCGAGACATTTTGTGCATAGAAGAAATCCACGACTATGCAGGCACATACAAAAACAACCCTAAAGGTTGGGGCGCTGGCTACCGTTGCGACCGTGACGCCTGGAAAGTGTACGACAAAAACACTATTGGCTCTAAAGGTGCCCAATGGGTGCATGTCGAAGTGGCACCACTTTTAGCCGACCACCCTGATGTTTGCCATCATGCTTTTAAAACTATATTTGGTGCTTGACATAGACCTACCGAATCGGTAGACATATCCCGACCTGACCCCGACTGAAGGACACCAAAATGAATGTGAAGCGTTTTTTAGGGCTAGCCCTATTTGTTTATTTAATGTGTGCGGCGTTTGCGGTAGCCAGCCAAAAAGACACCCCACCAAACACAGAACCCCGAACGGTTGTTACGGTCACCTTGGGCGATCTGACACCCCAGCAGCTGCAGGACCGTGCCGTAGAGCTGACAACCACGACCAGCACCAGCACCACTACTTCGACACAGCCCACAACCCGTGTTGCCTATGTTGACCCAGCAACTAAATGCCAGGAATGGTTGCCGGTGGCCGTATCGGTTGGCTGGCCCAATGACACCGAAACTTTAGAGAAGTTAGGCCGTCTGATTTGGAAAGAATCAAGGTGCCAAAATGTTAGTTATTTGCACCCACAGTTCAACGGACATGACCACGGTTTGATACAGGCAAATAATTTGCATAGGCGTTGGGCCGAAGAATTGTTTGCAATGCCGTTTGAAGAATCCATGTCAGACCCAACGCTAAACCTGCGTTTTGGTTTCCTGCTGTACGACACCATTGCTGAGACAGGCGCATGCGGTTGGAAGCCATGGAGAATGTGCTAGCAAATGTTCAATGTTGACCGCCCCGACTGGCAACAATCAGCGAACTGCAAAGGAATCGACACCAACCTGTTCTTCCCAGGCAACGCCCAAGAATCAGCACAAGCCAAAGCCATAATCAAACCTATATGTGAAGCGTGTGTAGTGTTTGAATACTGCTACGCCTACGCCGTGTCATTCCCCGAAAAGGCTTTACAGGGCATTTGGGCTAACACCACAGACAACGACAGGCGCCGTATCCGCTACATTGCCACACCAGTTAGTTATCGTAGAAAACAACCCGACCAATGAAAGGCCCGACATGACCGAACAACTAGGCGAAATGACTGCGGCAATCGCCAAAGCCGAAATTGCTATGAAAGCCGCCGCCTGGCAGTTAGAAAAGCAAATGGAAGATATTGCAATGCTTAGAAAAGCATTATTTGAACTGGCTTATGTAGCCGAAGAAAACGGTATTTACCTGTCGAATCTGACTAAGCAGACACAAGACACCATCGTGGCCATGCGCCTAGGCGGTTTCAAATGACCTGCGAACTATGCAAAACAGACTTGACCGCTTTTGACATTCGCATGCAAGACCTGTTGCAAGGCATTTGCCTGAATTGTGGCAAAGCAGGCGACTGGCAACATATGACCCCTGAAGAATCACGGCGCTGTTCAGAACTACACGCCTGGGCAAACATGACGCCTGACCAACGGACCGCCTACGACCGAAACAGGGGCAACTAATGGACCTGTCAAACTATGTCGACGTACCAACACGCTTTGCAGCTGCACTAGAACGCTGGCCCGAACTACGCATAGTTGAGAACCGCCCCGAAGTCATCACCGTTGGCGACAAGGTTTTTATAGCCGTAACGGTGCAAGCCTGGCGAACACCAGACGACCCGATACCGGCACAAGGCACTGCATGGGAACCCATACCAGGCTTAACGCCGTTCACCAAAAATTCCGAGATGATGAACGCAAGCACATCAGCTTTGGGCCGTGTCTTAGGTTTCATGATGTCATTCGGGCCGAAGATGGCTAGCGCCGAAGAAGTACGCAACCGTCAAGAAACCAAAGCCCCAGCAACCCTTGTGAGACAGCCCGAAAAGCCCCGTACACAGGCGCTAGGCGCAAATGCGAGCAATGCACCCACCCCAGCACAAATGAACCTTTTACGGGCGTTAGATCATCAAGGCCCAGCACCCGAAACCAAAGCCGAAGCCAGCCGTTTGATTGAAGAACTGAAAGGCAAAAAGGCATGAAATACCCGACTTATGAAATGTCCCATGTCGACACAGAACTGACCCAGGCACAAGTCAACGAAGCACAAGGCAACGGCATTGTGCATATTGGCCATTACGGTTTAGGAGCTTTAGCCGAATTGCAAACAGTTGCCTGGCTAACCGATATCGGCGCCAATCCTGTTTGGAACTCTGGCCTGTATGACCGTGACATAACCGTGGGCAACATTGCTATAGATGTCAAGCACACATGCACCCATTACTGGCCGTTTCCCGAAGGCACCGTGTCAGTTAAAGAATCGTCACTAGAGCACCAGTACGGGTCAATCATGGTGTTTGTGTGGCTTAAAAAAGACGCAGACAAACCCAAATTGCACACGTCAGTTGACACCGCCTATTTGGTTGGTTGGCTGTTCCCTGATGAAGTCAAGC